ATGGCTCTCACAAAGTGCAAAGAGTGTAAAAAAGAAGTCTCAGCGTCAGCAAAAAATTGCCCACACTGTGGCGTTAAGAATCCAGGCGTGACAGCAAAACAGACTCTAGGCGGTTGCCTGGTACTGATTGTTCTGGCTGTTGGGTTTGGTGTTTACATGGCTTCTGGCGATGATGAACAGGCGAAGGCCGCACAGAACTGCTCAAACACAGACACGCAGTGCAATTTCGATCAGAACCTTGTAGACGCTGTGACCAAATGCAAGCCGTTAATCCAACAGGCGGCAAAATACGAATATGAATGGACAGACAGCCTTGTTGATACGATTTTCTCTCATGGCCGTATTGATTCAAAAAATAATCAGCTCACTTACATAGGGGATAAAGTCAGATTCACCAACGGCTTTAACGCAAAGGTCAACATGACCTATGCGTGCACTATGGATCTCAAGTCAAAAGAAATTGTTGGCCTCAAGGTGACAGAAGGGAAACTCTGACTGGTAATCGTCATGTTTTTTAGGCGGCGCGTTTTTTTTACTTCGATTCATCCAGTGCTCATATGCTGCTTGCCATGCTTCCGCCTCATCGGCAAACAGCGTTTTCGTTATCGGTAGCCATTCCACCCCCTCAGCGCCAAACACCAAATAACGCACATCCCACCCTTCCCCGCGCGGCCATAAAACATATTTACTGTCCGGCAGTCCATTGGAAGGGAGCCAGTCAGAATCCTTAAGCTTTTCACCTCTGGCCATGAAGATAAAAACCGCGCCGTTGATAGAAACTTTCCGCATTGACCTGCCCTCTTCCAAACACCAACACTGTACACATAAACAGTATTATAGTGCGTAACTTTTTCAGTTTGCCAGCGCCTTTGTGTTTGCTTCTGTGCCGCGCCAGCCCTGGTGTCAGCTTTGCCTGGCTGGGATTCACCACGAAAGCAAAACGATCCTCCCCCGTCACATAAAATTAAAATTATCCTTATTTATCTGCTTGTTACGATTTCTTTTCGATCCTTCGCAGATCCTTGAAAGTGAAAAATACTGAAATTCCTTTCAATGTTTTCAGTTCTGGTTCTACGCAAAGCCGCCAGCACTGGCGCGGTCTGGCGGTCTGGTTTGTAGAAAAATAAAACTGAAAAATTTTTATGATCCAAAAACCGCAGGCGGGTGCGGTGTAGTGCGATTTTGGTCTGTGAAAGATTTTTTTGGCCGTGCTGCGCCGCGCCAGCGCCCCGCTGTGGTCACGATCTGTTTTAAGGGTGGCTCTGAGTGTGCGAAAAGGCTGAACGCGCCAGAGCGCCGCTGACAGCGCGTAGCGCTAGCCGCTTAAGGAGTAAGAAAAGAGATATCCCCGCCTGGGGATGAAGGGCATAAAAAAACCCGCTTTCGCGGGTTATGCTCTGGACAGGTTTACTTGCCAATCACCGGGGAGTATTTGCCGTTCAGCGTGTCCGCTTTCGCCCCGGTGTTCCGGATGGCTCCCGCGTTGGTCGGTGTTCCCGTATTGCTGTGGGTATGGCTTGCCGTTTGCTCTGCCAGCTCTTTAACCACGTCGAGCGTGTCGAGCATCAGCTGTGCCACGTTGATAGTGCCTGAGCCAATCCACACCACCGGGGCAATAATCTGCTGTTGCACGGCCGCCACGCTTTTACGTATCTGGCCAATTTTCTCGATCAGGTCTTTACCCGTTGTGACTGTCTGGCTCCCGGCAATGTCAGTTTCATCATTACCGCCGATACTCGCCACGCGGTTATTTACTGCCTGGCTGTAATCACCCGTGCACACCTGCTGAATGGCTCCGGCCAGCAATGTGGACGTGCCCAGCACAGTAATTTTATCCGTGGCCTTAACCGTTGTTTCCCGGCTGACCAGCTCGCGCTGTTCTGTATCGGCCTTAACCACCCGCGCCATTGAGGTTTCACTGATCGTCTGGTCTGTCTGCCTCACCCAGTCCCCCGCCTGGGTGACGCGCTGCGACACTTCCGCGCGCTGCTGTTGCAGCTGTTCGCCGGGCTGGATATCCGGGAGGCTGGTTCCGTCCGGTACGGTTTGCCGCACAAAAGGCTTATCCGGCCGTCCGCCAGTAAAAGCGATTTCGACCAGCGTCCCTTCAGGCGGAAACTGGAACATCCCCGAATCATTACCCGCCATAGGAACCGGCAGCGGAACGGCCGAATAAACAGGCGTGTCTTTTTCCGGGTTGCCGTCCGCGTCCAGCAGCTGCACATCAACCGCATAGCGGGGACGGAACGGATCGGAGAAATTGCCACTTTTAACTGCCTCAACGGGATTCATCACACGGCCAAACTTTGGCAAATGCATCCCGGATGCCAGTTCCGGGTAATGGCTTTCAATCTGGCGCTGAACGGGCGTTTTTTGCAATGCCTTACCCGTGGCACGGTTGCGGGGTGTCCAGGTTACAGCCATCGTGTCATTTTGCAGGTGGACTTTTATGACCCTTTCCCCGTTTAGCTCCACGCCCGGGCGCAGACTCTGCACCAGGGGAAGTGTCATTGAGTTCCCCCCTGCCGCCCCCTGATTAAATTCATGGGGGATCTCAATTGGTCGATCAGCAAACAGGGCTTTTTCCGCTCCGCCTACATAAACCCCGCCGTCCGGCAGCTGATACCAGACGTAATCCGTAATGCCAAAAGCCTGTCCCAGATTATCCAGCAGCTGATAGCCCGTGCCGCTGTGGGTGAAATGTGGGATCGGACGGTCTGAGTAATCGGCATCCGGCACACTGAAGGTCAACCCGCTTTGTTCTGTCAGCCAGTTGGCCACATCGCGCAGCGTCGGGTGCTGGAAAGAACATGGCCAGAGGCGTTCGAATACGCCGACCAGCTCGCGGACAAACAAGCGCTGAAAGCCATTTTCAGCAGGTTGTGAGCGCTCCACGTACCCGGTAAACCAGCGCAACACCAGATCGGTGTAACCCACATCAAGACGCACCAGTTTCCCCGTATAGTCCTGCGTCGTCCCGGCAGTAATAAACCCCCGGCCGCAGCTGTTCAGCTCCAGCACCAGGTTGGCATCAGCCAGGTGGATTTCATCCGTTGAAAGGTACAGGCGTTTAATCGGCTTCATTTTTATCCCAGTGCATCATTTACGGGCTTGAGTACCTTGCGTTCAAACCACGTCAGTTTTTCTTCATCCTCGCCAGCTGCCTGGCTTCCGTTCTGACCGCTGCCACTGCCCGCCGTTTGCTTCACGGCTTTGGTTTTGCCGCTTGCCCTGGCTTCGCGTTTTTCCTGCACGCTGATATGTTCGGTCAGCGTGAACGTAACAAGCCAGGACATGCGTCCATCCTGAGGCGGCGCGTCCAGCGTTCCGGTAAAAATCGCCTCACGAAAATTCACCGCCCGCGCCGCCTCATGTGCAACGCGGTATTTCTGGCGCTGGCCGCTGGCATCCGTAGCGCTGCCCAGCTCAAAGATACGGCGCAGGATCTCCGGATTTTTATACGGAATTTCGCCGGAAACGCGCAGCTCCTTGCCTTTGATGCCCTGCTCGGATTTCGTGGTTGCACTCGTCTGGCCGGACTGGTCTTTGTCCTGGAATTGCTGCGATACGGTCACGCGCATGTTCTTCAGCAGAATGGCTTCACCGTTAAGCGCCAGCGTCGGGTTCGAGGTCATGTATCATTCCTTTTATGCCGTCGAGATTGTCGCCAACCAGCATCATGGCGGCGGTGTATACGGAGGACTGAAGCGGGATCCCTTTTACCAGCTCCAGAAGCATGGACGGCAGATCGCCGCTGGCAGTAAACACCCATGCCCTGGCGCTTTTTCCCTGCAATTCTGTTAAGCCGCTGGCAATGCCAGATATCAGGCTTTCGCGCTGCTGTTTAAAATCCCCCATCAGCTTTTTTACGCCCGTCAAATCCGCGACGGCTGCGGCTTCCTGCTGTGCTTTCTTCACCGCTGCGGCCGCCAGGGCAGTACGGCTTGTAGGCACGGAAAGCGGGATCGCCGCTGGCAAATTCTGACTGTATTTCGCCGGAATTTGCATCTTCTCCGCAGCCAGTTGCGCGGCGGACTGCGCCAGCCTTCGCACCTGGGTAAATGCCGGGCTGGGGAATACATCCACAAGCTTATTCAGGCTGGCCATAAAGCTGTCATGCGTCTGGCCAGAAACCATCATGATCACGATATCAGCCGCCCCACCCGTTCCGGCCAGTTTGTCAGCCAGGTAATTGATCGCGTTTACCGGGCTGAGATAGGCACCGTTTTCTGTTTGTTGCCCTACCCCGTACACCCAGGGATGTACCGGGATAACGGAACAATTCAGCGCGGCAACTGAATCACTGAACGCAATACGTGCTTCACGCCACATCGTCAGGCACCTCTGGCCACTCAATATCAGGCGCTTTACTTGTATCAACTCGGTTGAGTAAAACCCGATATTTTTTGAGCGTCAGTAAACGCTGCTTTTCTTCATCAGTGGCCAGGTTTAAATCCTCGGCATCCTGAAGCGGTACAATAGCGTTATTAACGAACAACATAAGACCAGATTTTTTCACCTGGGCACTTGCAATTAACTGCTCTATGGTTGGGGCTGGCTGCTCAACCAGTATCGGATTTCCTTTAGCATCAGCAGTGATTAGCATCCCTCTGGACTGCCCTTCCAGAAGCGAATAATAACGTTCATCACTAATTTCTACGGCACCATCAGGAACAGTGTCATTCACTTCCTCGCAATAGAAACCGCACTCTTTTTCTGAGAAGTAATAGGACATTTATTTTCCTTAATAACCAATTGCAAACCAGCAGATTTGACGGTCTGTAGCCGCCGTATTTGATAACGAATATTGCGAGGAAGATTTAATATAGCCCGTCATGGAATTTTCCCCTTCAGTACGCTCCTTATTGTTAGAAACAACCAAAGAGGCGCATCCAGTCGGAAACGAAACCGGGAAACTAAATGTCCGCGTGCTTGCTCCGCTAACGTTCTCAATCCCCCACTGAAAAATCATTCCCGTGTTTGAATCTTTAAACCATCCACGCGACCCTTTTGATACAGTGTTGACCCTCTGGAAAGTACTGTTTGCCAGCGTCTTTGTATAAAAACGGTTATCGAAATTCTCATAGCTGCCCGGCTTAACCTGGCCTTTCGCTTCCACATGCCCGCCACGGGTATCGACATAGACCTTTACGCCCTCACTGCCGGTGAGGGTGCAATAGAATCCGATACCGTTCCAAGATTTCAGCATCAGGTTATTACTGGAAAAACCTGCGCTATCCTCGCCCTGATAAATCCCCGTGCCGTTCCTGATTTTCACGCCTTCAGAGAAAGCAACCTCTTTCAGGAAAGTGCCACCCTTTGACGCTGAAACTGCATCGACTTCATCGGCTGTGGGAGGGTTATTTGAATCGTAGAGCTTAATCCAGCCCTGCCACTGGCCGTTCATTTTTGTCCGGTGGCGCAGGGGCTCATCCGGGCGACCTGCACGCCATCCAATCTGGCGGCCAGTATTCTGATCGTATTGGCAATGAATCAGCTCAGAGGCCTGATTCGCAACCGGGCCATGAACACCCTCGGCGCCCATTCTGAAAAAACCATTAAAATTGATATTATTAGCATCAGTCAGACTGACACCTGCCACCGCACCAACACCAAAATCACCTACCTGCAAGACTCGTCCCGCAGTAGTATCCATGCTTGAGCTGGTCACATCTTTTGCGGCCGCCGTGCCCGCATCATCGAGATTCGAGGTTTTCAGGCTGATATCTTTGGTGCCGTCAAAGTCCACTCCGGCAATTTTCCGCGCGGTGGCAAGCTTCTTAGCCGCTTCGGCAGTCCC